ACACAGGACAACCAACTGTCTCATTGCGAAGTCAAATTCCGTGATGGGTCCGTCTTTCCTAGAATAAGGGAAGGATACTATAGGATTGATCCTAGTTCTTCTCTACGCTGGGTGCTTCACGGATCATAAAAAACAACCAACCATCATATATTATTACGCATACACTTTTGAACTAATCAGATATGAATTCACTATTTCAGGAATGTTACACCGAGTCCCTGATGGACGATAATACGGACACCATCATCACCGGTAAGGGGAGGTCTGCCCACAATGAGGGAGAATACCACCTAAAGTCTGCCCTGAGAAGCCACAGTGATTATGTGAAAAACAAGCATCAAGCCAAGGATCTGCTAAAGCTCAGTGAACATACATCTGTATATGCACCGAAAAACCCATGCAAGTTACTGCCCACTCTATGGAGAGGGGTGATTGAAGGGGAGGAGTGGGTTGAAGATGAGGTTATAATATACTTGAGAGAGCTCTATCATGACGACGAAACAGACGACTGTGCTCTTGAGCTCCTTGATGCAGAGCTGGAACATGTGTGTCATGACGATGACAAAACAGGGATAATGCAGGGAGTCGTACAGTGTCAGGAGGATGCATGGAACAAACATACCATCTACGGTAGGGCCAATATCCTTCGATGGGCCTTGACAAGGATAGTGATCGATCACAATAAAGAGGAGCCTACAGAACTCAGCCCCATGGGGAGGAAATTGGCCGATAAGGTGTTTGCTTATTCACTGAGCAGCTCATTATCTATGATGATAAGCAGAAGTTGGTGTCATCTGATGATTAATGACAGCCCAGGCACCATCAACATCCAGCACTTGATCAACACCCTGGATAAACTGACGGAACGAGTGAACATAATGACCTACCTAACTCTCTGCAATAAGACTGGACTTTCAAGCATTTATCCATCAGTAGACATCACTTTGAAAATAATTCAGCTGGGTGACAATTTAATATTAAATGAAGGCAATGATGCTTTCCGCGGGTTGGCCAGTTACGAAGCCATCTGTGTCGGTGCGATAATCAACAGGGGCGATTCGTCTGTGTGGGATGTTGGTAGATTCCTCAACACTATGGTACAAGAGGTTGGATCATTGGGAGAGAACTACAAGACATGGTCATCTGATGTCCTGGTGATACTGCAAGGTTTGAAGATCCAGCAAGTGTCATGCCTGCATGGCATGTATCGTATCTGGGGACATCCAGTTGTTGATCTTGAGAAGGGCCTCATGAAGCTTCGTTCAGTAGCTCTAATGGAGAAGGAGATCCCACCAGAATGTGCCAGGAATACCTCCAATATGTTCAAGGAGATATTCTTCACGCAATACTTCAGACGCCACAAGTTTTACCCCCCACACACCTGGACCGGTCCGGAAGGAAGCAATTACATCAAGCAGGTCCTATCACTTGAGAAAGAGTTGGATATACACAACATAAGATACCACTTGGAGGATTGGGAGAACATCAGATGTGAGAAGACCTTCGAGATTCCGGCCACATACAGTCTTGCATCATGTATCAAAGACAGAGCTATATCCCCGAAACGGTCAGAGTTGGTATCCATGATAATCAGAGGGGGATCTGTGATGAGTCAAAGCTCAAGGAGGGGGGTTCTGAAATGGCTGGATAGTACCATGATTCCTGTGAGAGAATTCTTGGATGGCATAGATAAATCAGGATTGTCAAAAGACAACTCAATTATCGGCCTGTACCCAAAGGAAAGAGAGTTGAAGATGGAGGCCAGGTTCTTTGCTCTAATGTCCTTTCAAATGAGGTTATACTTTACAATCACAGAGCATATGGCAAATGACAACCTCTTGGACTACTTCCCCATGGTCACAATGTCTGACAGCATGCTGGAGCTAAACAAGAAGCTGGACACTCTGAGCCGAAAGCAGGTTACAAAAAAGGAGGGTGTGGTGCATTATGTGGTCAACATCGATTTCAGAAAATGGAACCAACAGATGAGAGAGGAGATGACTGTCCCCATGTTCCTTGATGCTGATAGACTGTTTGGCTACACCAATCTGGTGGGGAGGACACATGAGATTTTCAAGTCCTCATATATATACTTATCCTCAGGGGAATATGTACCACAAGTCTCACTCAGAGGAAGGTTGGTGCAAGAGGAGCCCTACAGTTGGACCAATGACCCTTCTGGGAAAGAGGGCCTGCGGCAGAAATATTGGACCATCATGACTGCGTGTGACTTAATGTATGTAGCTAGACAACATGGGTTGAAGATTGATCTGGTGGGCGGGGGAGACAATCAGGTGCTGATTGTGGAGGTGACCACCGACAAGGTTGGAGATGGAGGTGAATTAACAACGGAGGGGAAATCCGAGTGCAAATTCAAGATGGAAACATTCATGCGCCATCTGTCCAATTACATGGAGAAGAAAGGCCTGCCGCTAAAGACAGAGGAAACCTGGATCTCCCCCAACCTGCTCATGTTCTTCAAGATGATGTATTATGACCATACCACTCTGGTGTCACCTCTCAAACAGGCCTCGAGGGTGTTTCCGTTATCTAATGATCAAGTCATGACTATTGGCAACATGGCAGCCACTGTGTCCTCAGGAGTCACAGTACTATCCTCCAAGGACATGCAGATTGGCCCAGCAGCTGCATTCGGAAGGCTAATATGTGCCGACTTAGCATCATTGGTCACCAAGGATCATCCCCTGTCTGATGGAGGAGAGATGTGGTCGGACAGCATAAGCATTTGCAGGGGAGGCTCAAGGAGGAAGGTCAACGTTAAGCCGAACCTCAAAACCCCAATGAGAATCTTCCTGTCATTAACACTCCTACACAAAGTCATGGGAGGTCCAGCCATAGTATCACCCCTGGGTATGATGATGAGGGGATTTCCTGATCCACTCTGTGAGCATTTGACCTGGGTCAGTATGATTAAGTCAAAATTCTCACAGGCCGCTAACTTCGCTTGTATGTCTATCAACACCAAGGTCCCTTGGGCCCATCTGCTTGAAGACCCGGTCAGTGTCAACCATGACGCTCCCATGCATGGATTGGCTGTACTTAGAAGAGAAGCAGAGCAAGCTCTCGCTAAAGCCTCTGGCTATAAGAATCGAGATTTTATGGACCTGGCTCGCTGTTGCAACAAGAGTCAAATGGAGGGATTGGCTGAGGCACTATGCTCCGGCAAGAATGTAGATATAAGGGTGTTACATGATGTTATGGGTGCAAGCTTAGGAGGGTATTTCAACTCCATAGCCTCTAAGGTAAACAAGACTGCCACCGTCCTAAGGATGAACAAGAGCTCCTCCGTCATTGCCACCATTGCAGGACAGGAAAGACATTGCATGAGTTATTTTGCTGCCTCATCATCAGTGCCTCACGATCTCACTCCCCTGAGATGTCCAACAGCCACAGCTAGACGATACAGAAGACTGAGCTGGGGCAAGGAAATCCTGTCCATCACCACCCCGCATCCTGCAGCCTTCTTGAAACCAGTGATAGGAGACCATCAGTGTGACCACAACTATGTGCAGACCAAGACATCAGGAGGGAACCTGATCAATCCCCACTCTAGAGGGCCGTATCCGGTTTATATGGGCTCATACACGAGGGAGAAGTTCAAGCCTACTGAGATGGCGGCGGCTTACGGAGAAGAGGACCTACTGTCCAGACCCATTCATCTGATGAAGCTAATCAATTGGAGATATTCATCATCATCCAACATGGCCAGGATCCTGAAATGCCTGCTGAGCTCTCTTACTGATGCTGATGCCACTCTTTTCTACGGAATGATGGAGTGGATTGCAGGAGATGCAGAGCATAGATATCAAGACATGGCGACCAAACATGGGGGAGTTCCCAATGTCGCTCACTCCATACTGTCTTATGTCCGAGCTCACACCACCACATTTAGGAAACACTCCCGCGGAGGGAAAAATGAGACTCTCCACTTCCAGGCTGTCATGATATATACATCAATGATAGCCCTGTTCAAGAAATATGGGGGAATCATCCATTGGCATGAGAGCTGTGGCGAATGCATCCAGCAAACTGTGGGCAACGTTGATGTGGTACTGACAAAGAGGGTGGAGTTCCCGATCCTGAAAGGAAATCTCTTTGCATATGTCCCGGCGGAAAGTATAAAGTTTCACTACCATGACATGAAGAGGATTCGGTCTGTGGAGGATCTGGGATTCCGTACTGTGTCATACGAATCCATGAGCCCCTTGGATAGAAGAACTGCCAGCATCAGCATGCTGTCCGCAGTGATATCGTCCAGTGAGTCTAGGGATAAATCATCTGTTACCATGAGTAGCATAGAGATGTGGGCCGGGACTGTCAATCTCACAGAGATCATCCCTGCAGTATGCCTGAGGGTGTCGGTGGCCGAACTCATGAGGACGGGCGAATGGTCATGGCCCAAGCCCCACCTCAAGAAAAGAATAATCATGCTACTAGAGCCATTCATAAGGTCAAAACTTGGGAGGTACCAGCTGTTGGAAATGGGTGTGACCCTGGATGAACTACGATCCAACAACCCGGGGGTGCTCCTAGACATTGTTCAGGTGGTTATGGATAACAGCAGAATGACACCGAAAATTATCCCGAATAGAGTCTCTCCCAGTTGGGTCAATGACGTCATATGTGCTAAGATTTATGAGAATGAGCATATAATCTTCTGTTCCGGATGTCTGACAAAAGGCCCATGTGTGGATAAAGTGGAGATATGCAATGACATCCTCATGGAATACACCTTCAAGGTGTGTTCGGCTACATTGCCAGTCCTCAAAGGAGACATGTCTCAGATTATATGTGATAGGGACTTCTCGAATGACCCAGATTGGACTTCATCGCCTGTCCAGTTGTTTGAAATGATGGACAATCCGGCTGCTCAATTCACTCCATTCCCAAGGGACGGGCCCATAGCAGTGTCAAGACCATTGGGCAGTGCCGGATTGTCAAGCATCCTGGATATACTGGCAGAGACCAATGGAATCATCATGGTCGGGGATGACAGTGTCAGCATCACTATATGGAGACAGTTTAGAGCAACCAGGAAGGTGATGATTTTCAAGACAGGTGATAACCACCTTGAAGCTGCCTGTGACTTTATATGTATGGCCCCAGATGAAGCGGACCTGCTCATGGATAGTGAAAGCCCGGATGGGAAGGCTGACGTATATTATGGGGATAACATTCCTATAGCGCCCGGTTGGTGGATTATAACTAGCAGGAAAGATGTCAACAGATTGTACAAATATGGGAAGGACATGAGCCCCACCAGGGTACTAATCTCCAAGGATAGAGGTCAAACCAGAGCAATCTGTGCTGTCAAGATGGAGCAGACCCCGGGCCAGAAGTGGGGAGATTTTCAGGCCACATACAAGAAGATTGAAATGAGATGCGGAAACTACAGTGGGATGGTAAGAAATCCCACAAGCAAGAACAAGTTAATATCATGTGCGGTGTCATTATTCCACAGGGTCAATGGAGATATAGAAGAGGCAGTCAAATGCTGTGTGACGGAGATGAGGACGATTTTCTGGAGGAACGAATTATATACTAAGAAAGCAAAGGATCTCATGTACCTGATGTCAACATTGCACATGGCAGGCATGGAGGGAGGGATAGAGTTTGCAAGACGATCTATCAAGCCTAGAGCAGTGAGACGACCTTACAGAATCCTCATCAAGACTACCGCCAGAAACAATTATAAGGCTGCCAATGATGTCACAGACGTGAGAGAGCTATTCAGGGTAACTCCCAAGCCTATCGGAGCACCCGGGGGAGATATCATCATAAATATCGGGAAATAAGTAATTTTGTTTAAATTATATACATTTAAAGAAAACCGGGTATCTCGGGCTCCCCCCCACTATCGTATATTTTTGTTCACAACTGCGTTAAGAAGGACTAGGACTAGGTCCCGGAGGTGCAACTGGGTCACACCGGAGTCGCAAGGAGATTTCATCAATCCATGTACTGTTGATCTGTCCTGTGT